GACCGGAATCTTCAGCATTATCCTCACCATCGAGCCATGCCAGCATATGCCGCTGAGCTGCGGCGATGTAGACAGACGCAATGACTTTGTTCAGTCGCCAGTTAAACGGCCCGTACTTCCGAGCACCGTCACCCATTGCCATCGAGCCTTGGATGAGAGCTGCTGGCGGGAACAGGTTGAGTGGGGGCTTGCGAAGCCCCAACTCATCCTTCGGGTTGATCCCATCGCTCATCAGACACGCTTTCCAATGCGCAGCGCAGGCTTCGTAGAGGCCGCAGGAGCGGCTTTCTTAGCCGCCTGTGTTTCCTCCTCATAGGAACCAAGATCGCCAGCCTCAGCCCGCGCAGAGGCTTCTGTGACGGTATCCAGCTCCTCACGGGTGGCCCAGCCGATCAGTTCGAGGACAGGAGCGTAGACAACATCGCCGCTCTTAGTCTCAAAATCTGTCGTTCCGATCTCAATCAGCGGAACCATGAAGTCACCGTTGTCATCGAGGTTGGCCTTCATCTTCTCACCGAACTCACGGAGAAGGCGCATGACCGGACGATAAGGCGTCTCAGCCTTCAGCGTCGTCTCATACGTCTCACCGTTCTCGGGGTTGATCACCTTAACGATGATGCCCTTAGCCCACCCGTCGGTGTTTTTCTTACCGTCAATCCAGTGGTTCACAAGCGTCTCCTCGGGTGGTGGTGTCTCGCCGTCGAGGATGCTGTAGGTCAGCGTCTCAACCGGGCGCTTGCCCTTCCAGGCAGTCCACACCCACTTCGCACCAAGCATGTCGAAGGCCAGCTCAGTGCCGTCTTCGAGTGCTTCACGTCCGATGAACCAACCGCCGTTACGGCCATTGAAGTTCAATCGCTGCGCGCCCGTACTAACACCAGCATGATCGGCAGCTTTAGTGAATGGGTTTGCACCACCAGTGAATGCTGCGATACCGGTTGCAGCGGCCTTAGCAAGTTCTGTACTCATTTCAGTTTCCCTTATTCCTATCGATGATTTTCAACACGTCATAGGATGCGCCTTGCGTCTCATATTTATCAAGGTTGATCCCATCGGCAGTCATGGCACGCTTGTCCAAAGTCTTCCGACCCGGCATCGTGTACCACGTGACGGTCCATTCCTCACTGCCAATCTTGTTACGACCGCTCTCAACGAGCCAGTCTTTCATTTCCTGCCTCAGCATCTCATACCGCTCTGTGGCAGCTTCCATATCCGCTTTAGCGCTAAGCACGTCGTGGACCATGGTGTCAGCGATGGCTAATCCTACTTCATCTAGCGTCTCCTTTTTATCCAGCGCAGCGATCTGATCTACGAAGGCTTGGCCGCAAGCGCGCTTCCACCGGCAATATTTACAGCCTCCGTCAATTTTACCCTCAGGCATAACTTTCTGAGGGTCATCAACTTCATACACTTTGTGAGCACGCTTCTTAGCGGTCTCAAACACTTGGGGGTCGTACGTGATAACGAACGGCTTGATGTGATCCAGCCACGCCGCATCGACATACAAGATAATCCAATACTCAGGTCTCCATGGAGTTGTTTCACGAATCATGCCAATGCCGATCTGGCTTTGGAATGCGTGTTTCGTACGTTCTTCTTCAAGCTGCGCGCGGGGATCGATAGACTTGATCTCCAAACCAATGCAGCCTGTTGTAACTTCAGGTAGGAGGTACGCAAGGTCGCCATACTTGATCTCAACAGGGCCGGAGGGGACGCCCGTTATAAGACCGTCTGGTGTAGCCGAGTTCCGGCTGAGTACGTGCGTTACCTGATGCGTACCTCCTAAGTGGAAGTCAAGCTCGGCTGGCAGATGCGCCATAGCGGGCACGACAAAGTGGTTCTCGATGAGGTTGCCGCGCTCCGTAGCACCCCACCGTTCAACATAGTCTTCGTCAGGCTCAGCGCCAAACTCCTTGTGCCGCTTTTCATAAACAAGCTGCCGCAAGCAATTGAACGCTTCAGAAGCGCCTACAGTAGTCGAACGATCATGCTCCCAATACTTCTGATTAGCAGCCATGTAATCGTTGAAAACTTTTTCGAAGTCTATGACGTACGTCATTTTTGTATCCCAAAATCTTTCATTGCCTGTTCGTAACCCGCGTTATACACCTGTTGCAGCTTCACAAAGTTCGCTCTACGAAAAGCGTTCTGAATGCTCTGCTCCGCTTCAAGCTGATACTTATCGAACAACTGTTTCAACTGTTCCTGTGATGGCTTATCTTGACCCATTATTCAATCCTTTTCAGTTACTGTGGTTAATGGCACACGCCCCAATTGGGACCAATCTTGTATTCAGCATCGACAGGACACCGGAAGTTAAAAAACTTCCCAGCATCGTTTGCTGCCTTTACGCAGAGGTCTGCATAAAGTGTCGAAAACTGATCCTTTACGCTTGTCTGTAATTCGTCGTGGACGAACGCCAGCATAGCGAAGTCTCCATTCCAACCGTGATTGAGGCCCGCTTCCATAGCATAATTCTCAGTCAGGCACACCCATTTTTTAGCGATCATGGCGGCATCGCTCTGGAGCCTCAAATTTAGCGCTGAATGGGGAGATCGCGCCGTGAGTCTCCTCCCATCCAGGCCGATCAGATAACCGCTCTCAGCTTGATCCTGGCAATCCTCGATCACCTTTTTCATGGCGGGTAGGCCCTTCATGAGTAGGGCGCGAACATGACGGCCTATGCGGCGTTTGTTGTCATCGGTCTCATGCGGACTGATTATATGACCAAGTTTCCAATCAGCAGCGCCGTACATCAAACCGTACAGCACACGTTTAATCAGCGGACGGTCGGTGATGCCGGTGGACTTCATGTTGATGGCGTGAATGTCACCGGACAACACGACCTCGATCAGTTCGCCATCGTCGTACTTAGCGCAGCGCTCCGCGAGGCAGCGAAACTCAATGCCAGACAAGTCAACACCAACCTGCGTCCAAGGCACATCGTTGATCGTCTCTGGCGTATAGAACAGCGCCCGGCACTCATAACCGTACTGTCCCTCGTCACCCAGCAGCACTTTACCGTTCTCGACCATGACGCCGGGGACCTGGGCAATGTTTGGGCTCGCATGCGAACACCGTCCTGACACCGTTCCGCCAGTATTGGTGTACGGGTGGATGCGCGAGGTTTCTTCGCTGTACGTGTTGAGCCAACTGGACCGGCCTTTCGACACCTGCCCATAACGCTTCTCAAGAAACAGTATCTCAGACAGCGCCTTCGCCTCAGGGATATCATCGATGACCTTGTTGAGCACAGCATCATCGACAGACGGCGATCCCTTCTCAGTGAAGTCTTCAGGCGTCCAGTCGTATATGGTTGTGAAGCGGTCAACGATCTGGTTGCGCGAACGCGGGTTGAACTCCATACGCTCTATCTCAACGTACGGACAGCCTTCGGTGCGATCAGGATATTTCTTATGTCCACGCCACGTCACTTTTGGAAACGTCATCGCGCCCCATACAGCACGTGTGTAATCCTCACCCCACTTCTCGTCGGGCTTCTCATACGTCTTTGCCTTGTTGATGCCCTTGGGATCATCCCATTGCATCTTGACGATCTTCTTTTTCTTTGGCTTGAACCAGACGCCGAACGACTCAACGACCTCGGCGGATTTTGATTCGATTTTTACGCGAAGATGGTCCGCCAGTTCTTCCGCCTTCGCTGCGTCGAAAAAATATCCGTTGTCCTCCATGAAGCCAACGATATCGTGTATCTGTGTCTCAAGCGCTACCGCACTGTCTGGTGGGATATCCTTGCTGATAGCTGCATACAGAAGCTCGTTCACGTCAACGTCATTGACGCAGTAGTCTTCCATATCTTGATTCCACTTCGCCCACGGATCGAGACCGGCCTTCGCCATCTCTTTCGCGTAGTCGCCCTTGTTCTTTCCAAGACGATAACCCCACGCATCGAGTGAGTGCGATCCAATCAACCACCCAGGTATTCCACCCTTGCGATTGAGATTGAAGTCACCTGTTTTGATGTCCGGGGCGATCATGCGGCAGAGCACGAGCGTATCGACCACTTCGCCCTTGGGAAACCAGTCAGGATACACGCGCTGTATCGCCTTCACGTCGAAGTGAATGACGTTATGGCCGATGATCTTGTCGGCCTCGTGCAACATCTGCACGCCGTCTGAAATTGTGTCTTCTTGATCGTTGCGACGAAACACAAACGTCTCACGTGTCTCAACGTCACGCATCACTAAGCAGTGAATACGATCCATTGGTGGTGAGTCTTTTTTCGAACGGAGCAGTCCGTTCGTTTCTACGTCGAATATGTAGCTAGGCATTCTTGCTCCACTTCTCTAATACGCCAAAATTCATCGCCTTCTGGACGTTGCGTTGTCTCTTATCCAAGACGCGTACCATCCGATCATCCAGCGTGTCTTCTACGACGTATCTGTAAATCCAATTCCGTTCTGTCTTCAGCACATCCCAAATGCGTTCCTCTGCCTGATCCATTTCAGCAGGTACCCACGACAGCTCTACAAACGCTACGACGTTTGCGACTGACAGGTTGATACCCTGTCCAGCAGCTACGATGTTGCCGATGAAGACGCGGCACTCAGGGTCCGTCTGGAAGCGCACGATGGCGTCATCCTTGTCCTTAGCACTCATGCCTCCAAACACGACAGCAGCCTCAGGGAACTGTGCGTGAAGCTCAGCAACAACATCGCGGTGGTGAGCGAAGATAACAATCTTCGGCTCGTCTTCAAGTAGTCCATTCAAGTGTTCAACACACATGCCAATCTTCGCAAGCGCAAGCTCGCGGCGAACAGTCGCGAGCGGACCATCCTCCATATACGCTTCTTCTTCTGGATCACGTTCAACGCCATCTGCGTGTGCGTATCCAAGTATATCATTCAACGCGTCTTCATCAAGCACGCCATCGAGTAGCGAAGCGAACTCACCCAGCTCATCCTTCGCCGCCTTAGCCTCAGCACGCACTAGGCGTTCGAGACCTGTCTTGGGCAACGTGATCGTTTCGCGGCTGGGTGGTATCTCATCCACCACTTCATTCTTCTCGCGCCGAATCATGAATGTCGAACGCATGCGGAACTGTAATTCCTCTAAGTTAGCCGCACCGGACACGTCTGTACCGAAACGCGTGCGTTGCGGATTGCAGTACCGGTTGATAAATGTGAACCAGTTACGACCCAGGCCGTGCGGATCGCACTTCTTGCATAGTGGCCACAGATCAATTGGTGTCTTGAACAGCGCAGAGCCAGACAAGAACAGGTCTTGCTG